AACCCTGCATCCACAGATAACCTTGGTAGAGCGTCGCCCACTTGAGCGCAGACGTACCGTTCTGTGAGAGCCATGTCCCTGCGGTATCTACAGTCAGCGACGGCGGGTGGACTTCGTACTGAAGATTGCAGGTGTATGCCGTATCAGGTGCAGGGCCAATCAAGAACTGGGTGTTATCGACATAAGCATAGCGTGTCGGAAGGCCGAGGATCGACGCCGACGGGTACGCGGCTCTGATAAAATCTGGTTCAACAGGGCGCAAGAAAGTCTGCATCCCGCCAGAAGTTACCGACCATGAGATGACCGACAAGATACCTGCGGGCGGCGGAACGACAGGTTGACCAATGGTCAGGTTGAAGGCGGTGCTTACCTTAGCTGAAGGGAGACGGACTGTTTCCGAGATGTTGTCTTCGGCAGTCGTGATGAAGGTATCCATCATAGCCGTGAAATCTGGATTGACGTTATCCAGATACTCTTGCACGAATGATATGAGTTCGGCTCGCGTCACGGTCCATGATCCTTTAGGCTAACGTTTGCTGTATCACAGCCGTTGGGTTAGATGCAAGAGTTACTGGTTGAAGAACGTATTTGTCGTAGTGTTATAAACGTCTTTAGCGCGGTTGTTGGCTTGTAAGGCCACGCCAGTATCGTGCATACCGCCTGCGACCAGAATTGAAGTAGCGGTGGAGTTACAGAACACTGAGTTACTTATAGAACCTGTGATATTTATATCCCCGATTTTGATATTAGTCAGGCCGGCATTGATTAGGATCATGTTAGTGACTGCCGCTGTACCGCCGTTGAATCCGTTTATACGGCATTCCCCGCCGATAGATATGTTCGACCCTGCGATCAATATGCCATTCGGTATCGTGCCTGAAAAAGCATCGCGTGTCATCGTAGCGCCGCTAACCGTTCCGTTAGACCCTGCCAAAATCATCCAGTTATTTGTGCCGCCCGTTTTATGCCATGTGCCGCCCGAGATTGAAAACCCGTCTACCTGTGAACCTACGCGTAAAAGCGTAGCAGAACCTGATGCCGAGCAGCCAGAGATGCTAACACCCCGCGCTACAGGTCCGGATACCCCGTCGATAACAAAAGCCGCAAAAGAGGGGTTTGTCGAATTGGCGTTTTCTACGACACAGCCCGAAAGGGCTAGTTGGTCTACACTATTAGGGTGAGCGGTATTTACGTTCATCGCGAACCCTGCGCCGCGTGGATCGCGCGCGACACAAGTACTGACTGCACAGCCTGGGTCCATAATCTCAAAGGCGTAAGAGTCTGTACCTTCAACCCGTATGTTGCTAACGATGTTATTACGACCTGTCGCGCTGATACCAAACTCGCCAGTGCCCGCCCCGCGGTAGATCACGTGACCGTTTGATACAGTATTGGCATTAGAATTAGTCCAGAACTCTACGCCTAACTGGTCGTTTGTGTAAGCATTGTCACACTGAATCTTAAAGTCATCGACGACCCACCCTCCCGTAGCAGATCGGACGCCGATACCTACGGACGAAGTTACGCCCCCACCGCCGCCGGCAAGTCCAAACTCTTTAATACGGATGTCCCGAATAGTGCCATTGATAGGTTGGACCCCGCCAATCTCTTGGACAAAAATCGGAAAGTCGCCAACGTTTTCAAGTTTAATACGTGTCGCGCGGAAATCATGGCACGTACCCAGCCCCCGTATGCCCATTGACTGAATATCTTTGAGTTCAAGATCGTCTGCGGTAAACCCTGCGGCAAACACCGCGAACGTACCAGAGTTATAACTATAAGTGACCGCTCCACGATTGCCGTCGAAACGCATACCCTGCCACTTTGCCCCTTCTGCGGCTAAGTTGATCGTGATAAGATTGCCATTAAACGTCGAGGGTTGCCGCCAACGGGTTTTACCTGTCCCGAGGATTTGCTGGTAAGGCGTGTCTACAGTGATGGCATTGGCATAGAAATCGCCATCGGGCATGGTAACGATCTTGCCCGTGTTGATTGCATTTTGTAACGCAGTCGTGTTTGCTGCGGCGCTAGACTGAAGATTGTCCATCAAGAGGCCATAGTCGCGAGCGTCTACCCAGTCACGCCAAACCCGAGACCGCCTGTTGATCTGGCCTTGGGTCTTGTTAGCAAACTGAAGTATCGTATCTGTAGCTACGATCGCGGTGTCGGTGCCTGCCACAAATCCAGTTAGAGGTGTCGAGCGCACCTGTGCTTCTGTAAAAGGTACGGCAAACGTACCGTCTTTACGAACGAACTCCGTCGTAGTGTTTCCGCCTGTCGCAGCCGGAACCAATCCTTTAGCTGTCGTCGTAAAAGTATCTAAAAGCGCAGTGACCTGAGTACCTGTTAAATCAGTAACCTCGCCTGTCCCGCTTGCCGCACGCCCTTTTAATGTCGCAGTAGGCACATTCGCGAGCTTTGCGTTAGTGACAGCCGACGCGTCTATTGTCCACGTCGTGCCTGAACCGGAGACCGTAATGTCGCCTTTATCTCCGTCGGTAACGCCGCCAGAGGAAGACTCGTCAATCTCGTCTACGATCTGCTGCATCGTCTTCGTAATATCGTCGAAGTTACGAGTGATCTGGTCTCCGTTATATTCGGGAGGCGAAGCAGGTAAGACAGGAATAGTTACGTTCGACATGCTCGACCCTTAGTCAGTATCAGGGCGAGGATCGCGCAGAGCTTCGTTATCAGTCAGGTCTAACAGACGCAACTGCCACTGCGGGTTATCGACATCCATACACGATGAACAGACTTTTATCTTTGTCAGATTACCGTCAACGGACTGGAACCGCAGGCTGTTCAGCTTGAACGAAAAGCCGCAGCGGTCGCATATACCAAGGGCATGTTTTCCAGTGGCGAAACCCATATCAACGAGCCCTCGCGTTAGGACGAAGATAGAAAGATGAACGGTCGCGGTCTTCGCCTTGAGCCAAATTGATCGCTTCGTTATAGCGTTCTTTCAAAAGCTGGAGCCGTGTCGTATCGAGGTTCGGGTTCTTCTCTGCGACACGTAACGCGACGCCTGCGATCAACGCTTCATTGAAACGGAAAGGCGTATCAAGCGTGTTCGAGGCACTACCTGCATCTTGGATGCGTCGTAATCGCCAGAGCTTCAGGATGAATGATGCGTTTGGTACGGGGTGAAGGTTGATCAGGTTATTACCCGTCAGACGTTCGATCCAATATCTGTTTGGCCGACCCGGTTTATTCTTATCAACGATGTTTGCGTACTCCCCAAAGGGCATACGTTCGATCTGATAGTCGTTCTCTTGCGTCGTGATGACTGCGCTGACCACATCTACCGTGTCAGGCGGTAGATCGTAGACGCCGTAGGTATCGACGAGATCAATGTTGATTTGATCAATCGTCCAAAGGTTGATACCTCTATTGGCCCATTCGTTGAACATCAAGTTCATAGAGCGAACCGCAGACTCGTAATCGTAACCTGTACGGAAGGTACGGCCTGCCCGCTCGAAGGCTTCTTCGAGAGCCGTGATGACGTCAACAGAGAAGTTTGTCGTTCCGCTAGTAGCCATCTCACTCCACCTCGTACTTAGCGCCGGTCCAAGTCACGACAGGTTTATCGACGTACTTAGTCCCATTCCATGTCTGAACAGGCTTGTCTACGTATTTTGTCCCATTCCATGTCTGAACAGGCTTGTCTACGTATTTCGTCCCGTCCCAAGTCGTAATCGTAGGCTTATACCGTGCGACAAAGACTTGTGCAACTGCGGTAGACGTGCCCGAGATAGCGACATTTACAGAAGCGATAGACCCTGAAGTAGCCGATGCCGTCGAAGAACCCGATATAACGACAACAGGGTTGCTGCTAACCGTGGCAACTAGGCTGCCCGTCCCGGCAATGCTTACAGAACGGGATACGATTGCTCCCGCCGTAGCTACTAGGGCAGATGTGCCCGCGATGTTAACATTGAAAACTGAAACCGCAGCGGTGGTTACTGAAACCGTAGACGATCCTGCGATAGCGACCGTGCGCGCTACGATTGCGCCAGGTGTTGCTGTTACCGTAGCGGTGCCCGCTATACTCACACTAACCGAAGCGATAGCGCCTGAAGTCGCCGCCGCGGTAGACGTACCGTTAATCGTAACGGTCCGAGAAACGATAGCTCCTGATGTAGCAGACGCCGAACTAGTACCCGCGATTGCTACCGTGGGGCCTGCGGGCGCTGTAGCTATACCTAGATCGCCAAGCGCAAGCACGCCAATGGGAGCGCCCCCGACAACGCCGGAATAGACGACCGTAGTAGGAGGTGCCGCTTGATTAGATAGAAGCAGGAGCAACATGATTTAGTTACTCCGTTTAGGCGCTTTCGATCTCGTCAATCGTTGTCTGGGTTTCAGCAATTTTGGCGTCGATCTCAAGAACCCGAGCGACGTTCCCGTTTGAGTTTGCCGTAGCTCTCTCAGCTTGCAGGGAAGTCACTAGGTTCTTGAGCAGGATCAGCAACTCGGATGTTTTCATCAGATCACCATCTGCCTTAACAGGACGTTAGAGGTATTGAGGAGCATGTAGACGTAGAAAATCTCGGTTGCGCCATCTTCATAAACCACGTCAAACGCCGTATCACCTACGATCGCAGCACCCTGCGGATAGAGCATGGTTGACCAAGGCGACATTTCAGAGCGCGGGAAGTTGTAAACAAACCAACGTCCTGTCGCCTCTTTCTGCATGTAGAGATTGTCTTTGTGGAGCGCGTATTTGCTGCCAGTCGTGAAGGTTTCAGTTGCAGGAGCGTAGGCAATGGTTGCCCAAGTATTCCCCGCAATGTCATAACGATGAAGTGCCGCACCTGCTGCACCTGCAAACGAGTAGATATACCGCCCTGCGATGATGGCACTTTCATTGTTCCAGTCGGTCTCAGACGATGTGTGGACCCAATGCGACGACATACCAGCGCCGGGGGCTGCTGCACGAGCCGCAACAGGCGACAGCGTAGACCAAGTGTTAGCGCCGATGTCATAGCGATACATGGTGACTGCGTTGTTTCCAAGCAGGTAGAGGAAGTTGTCATTCCCCTCGATGACATATTGAGAGGTGGCGTCAGGCGTCGTAGTCCAAGTCGCCACTGTCAACGTATCGGCGGTGTTGGCTGTGATCGTGCGGATTTGGCCCGCGCCCGTTCCAGCCGTGATCCGAACTTGGCTGTTGATCCACTGCGAGGCGGCCCAAGTCTTACCTGTTTGGACAAGCGTGGTGCCAGTTGCAGAAGTCGCCGTGCCAGTTGCAAAATTCTTGAAGTCACCATCGACAATGGAAGGTGTGGCGACCAGCTTAGCGTCCGTGCCGAACGACGCGGGCATAACTGCCAACGAAGTCCAAGTGTTAGTCGCGAAACAATACTTGCGGAACGAGCCAGCCGCGACCGAACCGTTGCCAGCGACGAACCAAACCGGCGTAAGTAACCGATAAACAGTTGAAGCCGTGAACGCAGCGCCTTGAACAGGAACTGTGATAGTCGCATTAGCCCCGATTGTGTTGCTAGAAATCGTTAAGACCGCGCCAGCATTAGGCCCGCCAATGATGTGAACCTTATAGCCGCGCAAGTCGCGCGCTAGTGGCTGGTTGGTGACGATGGTCGAGGTCGTGCCGCCTGTAGCCGTTAGCGAGACAGCGCCAACGGTGTTGCCCGTCGAGAACGCAGCCGCTACCGCAGAAGCCCCTGCACCCAATGCGACAGGCAATGCAGGTGACGGGATGTTGATCCAACCGTCCTCAGACGGATTATAAATCAGCGCCGCTGCGTTGGACGGAATGTAAAGCTGTTGCTGTCTGAAATGACGGCTGGACGCAATCATAGACCCAGTCACAGACGCAGTTGGCGACGGAGCCATAAACTCTGGACGCTTTGCATCGAGGATTTTCTTGTTTCCGTTTGTAGTAGGCATTATGTCACCACTATATTTCTACGCAAGTTGTCAGCTTGCATGTGCATGAGGGAAGGGATTTGATCGTTGGCGGCAAAGCCGCCGATCTGGGATTGGTTGGTCAGAGTCGAAACAGCCGAAACAGTCGAAACAGTCGAAACAGTCGTGACCGTGCCAGATGCAATCGTCGCGGTCATGTTCAAGTTAGCCGCAGTCGCCTGCCGCGCTTCCATGATCGGGAAGCCTTGCGCGTTTGGAAGCGCATAGCCGATAGACTTAGCAAGCGAGTTGATAGTCATCCGCATGGCTTCAAGAGCCTCGACCAATTCACCATAAGCGGTGATAGGCAGAGGGTTGCTTGGCGAAATGTCGGTTGCGGTCTTGGCGTCGTCGGCACCGTCGAAGGTAACTAATCCAACGGCCTGCGCCTGTGCAGCCTCGCCAGAATAAGTGACCTCACGGGTGGCAACCTTCGCGCCACTGCCAGGGGTATATCCTACGTTGTCAGCCATTATCTGATCTTAGCCCCCTCGATGAATAGATTGTCGATTGCTGCGTTGTCGTTT